CGTCGCAATCCCCTTATCCTCAGGAGCAGCTACGGCGGCCATACGCTTACTAGGCGCAGGTCTCACTGCATCCATCACTGGAAAATAAATAAATGAAAGAACAAGACTCTCGTCCCCTTCCTAGGCTTAACTCCATGGAACAATGGAGCCTCGGCACCCAGAAAGTAACACCCAAGTCAAACCGAGCAAAGCTTGGGGTATAAAGATGGCAAAATCAACCTTGCCATGAAGTGTCCCAATCATAGAGCGGAGGGACACTGACAAAAAGACCGAGTGAGTAATCCTCACCAGCCGCACGTAAAACGTAGGGCTGTGTTGCCGTTTGGAATACCTCGACTACACCTGCCAGAACTGGGGCGGTGCTCGAGTCTGTGTATTTGGCCACAGCGGTCGCAGTTGAACCAGTTGCCATCATGTCAGCAACTGCCGTGGCGAACTGCTTGTTGAAATATGGAAAATCAACTTCAGCTCCACCAGCGGAAACGGGCTTAAAGAAAGCCATCGTTGGGTTGGATGCAGCAAAACCGACAGTGTCAGTCCACCACATCGCAGATTGTGTATTTGCACCTGTCCCGATACCACGCAAGTGTACCATGCACGATTGAATTGGAGTAGAAGAAGTATCTATAAACTTCATTCTAACCGATCCACGCGCAATAGCATAACAAGATGTGATCAGCGAAAAGAGATCTGCACTCATATCGCCTTTTACACGGGCACCCCCTGTTCCAGGGGTATCAACCGACACAAACCATGGTAAAAACCAGAGGGCTCTATTTGTGGCGGAAGGGGCAAAAGCAGCAACCTTGCGGTAAGGAACAAACCGCTTAATGATAGAACGGAAGGAGAGAATTCTCTCTCCAGCACACGCTCTCGATGTTGCAGTGCCAACATTCGTTGAAGTGACTCCCAAATCAGTAGAAACGATCTCACAGACGTTCTTTCTTCCCGACTGTGGTTGATATTGGGCAGCCACTTGGCAGTTCAAATCAGCAGGTCCAGCCCACTCAAAGTCCTCAGCAGCAGATACTTCAATCAAAATTGTAACATTTGATGAAACATTCGCTGGAGCGGTGAGCTCATTCAAGACATCTACGAACAGATACCCTGAAATTGCGTTGCTCCCAGATACAGCTTTGTATTGAGACAAAGTCGCAAAAGGAACAACAAAAGTGAATTCATTCCCTTCTCTCACATCGATAATCATACGATGAAGATAGGTCGTTTCGGCGAGAGTGGGGAAGTTTACTGACCCCATAATCTCGTCGTAAGGTAAAAATGAAACTACCAAACGACCAGAATGAAATTCTGTTTTGACCAATTTGAACTTGAATTTGATAGAACCTCTCCACAATCTGAAGAAGGAACTAACAAAAGCCAAAGGTGTTGGATGATACAGCCTATCTGTGCCCTGCATCGAATCGGTAACGAAATACCGAGGGGACACGGCTGTCTGATTGATTCGGACTCCTGTGGCAGAAGATGTGTTCCAATTACACGTCTTGTACCACGCGCTCGTAGTCGCAATGTACAGCAGATTCATCTCATCCAAATCCGAACCTGCAAATCCTGGAACGTCTTCTAATTCGTTCCGATCAGTATACGCGAGCTTTGTGCTATTATCAGCCACGTCCGTATTCGTAAAACGGTACATAAAACTCGACTGCATTAACATAGGATGCTCACTATTATGTGGGCGACTCCATCCGAAAATGCTAGCGACACGAGCAGCAGCATCGGCAGCCCAAGCGACTGGTGCTGCGACTGAACTCAACAAAGGGATCGCTGCCAACTGCTTTCCAACAGTAGCAACCTTTGTGAGACCTGCTTGTACGGGGCCCATGTTTTGAGACGCTTGCTCTTTATCAGCAACATTGCGTCTACGAACCTTAGTCTTCACACGAGCTGAAGACTGAGGATGCATGGGTAAAGCCAACTCCACATTCTCCCAATGCGCGAAAATCGAAAATGATGCGAAATTCGTACCAGAGGGGGAAACTAAGGGCGAGTATGGGACCAACTTTAAATAACCGTTGGAGCCAGACTTTAAAGTTGGCTGATTGTTATAGGACAAAAATGCCCAGCTTTGAACTGTGATATACGGAATAACCAAATTGGCCTCCGTATCACATGCGAGATCAATTTCAACATGAGGCAACTGAGTCATTTGACACAAAGTTGCCGAATGCATACGAGCAAAAAGATCTCCATCCTTAGCACCTCCCGTAGGCACCCAAGCAAGTATATATCTACCTTGTTGGAACCTATTTGCATTCAGCTGAATACTGATATGCAAAGTGCCACGGAAAGCTGCCAAACCATCGAGCTTGTTTTTCCAGATCGTATTTCCGAGCAATCCATGCGGAATATCGACCTGATAAATCGGAGTGGTGAATATGTCAGTCGATGACAACAAACCACTAGCAACACACAAAGGCTTCGCAAGAAAAGAGGCAATATCATCACCTGCCCCAGTACGAGCCGCAGCCAAATATTTGGGATCAATTGGCTTATATGAATCTGGCGTCCCTACAACCACAGTGGATTCATTTGCACTGTAAGTTGTACCGGAGGTCACTCCGGACTGCGAGTTGTCAGTCACAACTACATTAAGACGGTTTTCTGACCCTAAACCGGGAGTCTCCATATCGGTGACATGTGTATCATTGTTGCTTTGATGTTCAGCAGCTCATTTAATCTACCAACCATTGAGCTAAATGGAGGGCTTCTTCGCGGGTTCCTGGATTTCTGTGGGGCTGCCACAAGGCCATCCTGGAAGTAAGGTTAAATAACCTAGCCTGTAATTCCTCAGAGCGCTCAAATACCGGTTGATTTACCGCGTCTTTGTCCCGGTCTTCGTCGTAATCAGTGAGGAACCTTTCGCCCTCGAAATATCCACGCTCTCGCGCAAGGACTTTCCGAAAGACTATACGAAAATTTGTGTTCGCAGGAGGTCTAATGGACGCCTCTTGAACTGCTATGAGTATTTTCTTCTTCCAATACTCAAAAACTTCAGAACCATGCAGCGACAACTCACAAAGCACATTGTCGACCGCGTCTTCAGTATCGCCTAGCGTATTAGCACCCTTCCTATTCCAATTAAGGATATCAAGCACGGATGCCAAATCAAGTGGAGCAATATATCTACTTGCTACACTAGAATAGACGAACTTTCTTTTTAAGAAGGTTACATCCTCCAACCTCCTCAAGCCTGAGCCAAAGGAAACCAACTCCTTATCTTCAGGAGTATAAACCTCACCATAATTCTTCATGGCGTTTTGCAACGACAACTCAGAGAACTTGTCAGCATAACTTGGATGCACGCTAAAAACATTATCGTCACCAAGAACCACTAGGTAAACATACTCATTAAAAGAATGAGCATCCAACCTTCGCGGGTTGATGAGATCAATCCAACACATCCTGAACAAAATGTGGTTATACAAACAATTCACCAAAGCTGTCAGAGGGTGTCCAGAAGGCATGGAAGCAGGCCACTCAATCAAGTGCCCATTCACGACATGCCTAGAATTGGTCAACTCATACCATAAGATTTCCCGCACTTTAGCGGCATGTTTGTCCTTGTCACCATACCATCTCTGGATGACAGCAAGGACAGCCCACATTATTACGGCTTTGTGCTTCTGATCGAAGCCCTGATAGTCTCCGGCACCGACATTCGGATGAACTCCAAACTTGAGCAACCGTCTGGCTACGAGATCCCAATCTGAACTATATTCATTCACGCCAATCGCAATTCCATTGTGAATCCTGTTTCGAATGATCCACTTCTGAAAAGCACCAAAGTATTGACGTGAAACAATCAACAATGGAGTGGGAGACCCAGAGAACATACGGGTCTTCCCTTCTTGCACCTTACTGATAGACCTCCTCTCATCTTTAAGAGAGTCAGTAAATACATGCATCACTCGAGTACCCTCACTTGCCTTATCCACGATATATTTGCAAACCTTTTTCAGTTCCAAACATTCGGGGTTATCAAGATCATAGTCAGAGCCAGTTCCAAAAAACCTACACTTGGACGTATTTCCAGGCATGGTATTATAAGGAAAGCCGGCAGACTTGACCCTAGGAACAGAGGAAAACTCCGAACCAGGTCCATCCCCCAACACTGCTTGTTCAAAAGAGAAAACCTCTTTCTCAACAATATGAGGGGAGTTGTGATCGAGCATATCAGCAAGAGAAGAAACAGCTGCTGACAACCGGTCGTTTCCAATCAACACATCCGGTGTACAATAGGCAGCCAGAGCCTTCTCCAAAGGATCAATAACCTTGCCATTAGACAACTTAAAGGGAAGAAGTCTAGCAGGCATCCTTGTGACCTTATCAACTCGGCCATAAAGAGGAGAACGGACGATCTGACTACGTCCCATTCTACCAGGTGTTTTCATTTCTGGGTTGATCTTGCCCAGAACATTCATATTAGGCAAATCCATGGAAGGAGGATCAAGCGGAATGTTCAACTGATCTTCCTCCACATAGTCATCTTTGGTGACAATGACCATATGTTCCACGAACTCACGTGTAAGAACAGCGCTAACACCAGTGATGTTAGCCTGGTAACCAGCAACATGCATCCCAATCAAAACGGAATGATTGCTAGTGTCGTCAACAAAAAGGGGAGAACCGCAATCACCAGCACTAGTACGAGCAATATACTCATAAGTGTCAGTAATCTCATAGTTGCAATATTCATCATTGCCAACTGTAATTGGACCTGTTTTCCTTCTAGCCTCCGCTGCATGCATTTCCACACCAACGGGTGAGGGAATTGCTAAACCAACTCTAACGACCTTGTACAAGTCTTGCTGCTTTTCAGTAGCAAAGAACTTAACAATGTCACGAACTGGCTGAAATCGTTTCGGGAAGAGAATAGATAAAATATCCTTCTTCTCCCCCATATCATCATGAACGATTCCATCACGGAACTCGCGAACAGTGAACATAAAGTAGGGATCATTCAACCCAACTTTCTTCAAGATTAGTATATCATCAAGTGACAACTCTTCATCATGAATTGACTGAAGAATTGAATCACCAAAATGATAAGGCATAAGAGCGACACGACCCTTAATCCCCAAACAAGAGCCAACACATGTGTACTTAGTATCATTACTATCTCTCTCACTCTTACCAACAGGTACATAGAGTGAATAGAGATTAGTCTTAAACACCATCTGCATGATCGCAGTCATATTGTGATTGGTTCTTATAACAGCCTCAGGTTTAACCGCAGCTGATTTGGTGGTCTTAATAGTACGCTTGCCAACACGTCCTCGTTGAACACGAGAGTGTCTTTCATCAGACTGAGGGTCCTGCGTAGAACTAAAGAAAAGGTTCACAAGATACAGAACCCCCTTTATCGCAAGACCAGCACCAAGGGCCATACCAGAACCAACGAATATACTATAATTCGAGGGTCTAGCAACAGTTAGAGCCGACCCACCAAAGCCGGTCACTCCAGTAGCGAACTCTGCAAGATATGCGGCACAACATCTCCAAGTATTGAAGATCTTCTCAAAGAAACTAGGAACCTTAACCTCAGTCTGCGCTAGAGCAGAGGCTTTCAGTTTCTCATATTCCTCGAGGACAGACTTGTGCCTACCTCTCATCTCGCAATAGACTAAAGCGATCTTCTTCAGGACATCCAAAACTCCCGATCTCCCAATTTTAAACTCCCTATAGGAGCCTTCCTTAAGGATAGCATCCAATAAATTATCGGACACGACCACTGCCTCAGAACCCAATAAGGAATTCTTCCACAACATAAAGGATTGGGATAGAAGGATAACATTATCATAATGTACTGAATTATGCTCCTTCAAATCAAGAAGTTTATGGCGGTGCTCATCATCATACCGCCACGAATGTTGTAGATCGGAACATGAAACTGACCGAGAACTGCCAGCTTCTGGTTCATAACGCATATGTCTCCCTGCGCCATAATATTCTTCCAACGTCAAACCGGACTCAGAAACACTCATTCTGTCTAATACTTCATTTAAAAATGAAAGTAGAGATAAACGTGTCTCATCATCCCATCTAACTATCTCATTGATGGCTGTCAACGACCAGTCTTCATATTCAAACAACTGATCGCACGCTTGATCCAACCATTCCTCAATCATGGTTCTAATTTCAGTCAATGGATATTGAAGGAAATAAGAATAACCAAACAAACGAACACACTGCACAAGGATCATGTAGTTGTGTCGCTGGCCATTCTTCAGTTCATCCAGCCAAGCTTGATCAGAGTGGCTCAAAGTTTGATCAACATTTCGCCACCAGAGGACTTCATCGTCAACTAGGCTTGACTCTCTAAACCAAGCCATATCAAAGTCCATCCGATCAGGTTCAATTGGAAGGTAAGGATACATGAGGGAAGACCTCTCATGCGGTGAAACACGCCCGGATTGTGGGACATAACAAAAATCATCGTCAGACATAGTGAATTCATCCTCATGATATTCACGTCTATACGTCTCCAAACGTTCATTTAGTTGATATTTGTACATCTCATCCATAACCTTCTTCCCCAAAAAGCAGTTGTGAAGCTCTTTAACAACTTCATCAAAGCTTAAAGTCCGGCCAGAAGACACAAACTTTGGGTTACTGGTTGAACGACCAACCAGTTGTTGAGCATGGAACTCAAGACAGTCCATGGTAAAACGTGTTTTCCCGATGAATGAAACATCAGGAGCATCCTTTTCAGTATAGCGGGGTAGTTTGTTTTGATCAACTACTCTCGCCCATATAGCAGCACTGGGATCAACTGCATAACACGCCTTGATGGTAACATCATACGTGCAATCCAGCCTCCTCATAAAAGCACCAATATCTGTCAAACTATCAATTTTGAAGTTTTCAGAATTAGTCGTTGCCATGATCCATTTGGCACGACAATTGGTAACTCCTTTCGATTCGATAGCTGCACAATGCAACTGCGCCTCAAATATATTGGCGCATCGAATCAAATTCATAGCCTCATTGTCAGGTTCACCAACAACATCACGCATCTGTAGCAAATCATCAAACAAAATGATGTCATGAGCCATAGTATAACCATCCCAGTATTTATTCTCCGCTTGGCGATTATATATACTAGTACTCGGTTGTTCTTTATAAAGATCAAACCTTTCCTTGTCCAAAGTAATCGCAGAGATTGCATGAGCAAAATGTTGGAGAGCCATCGACTTGGCAACTCCAGGGGGCCCACGCAAGAGAAGAACGACTGGTTCTTGTCGAATTCCAGAAAACTTGAAATTCGAAGAGAGAAGAGCTTTCCGGATCCGTCTCAGGTCCTGAATCTGACCTGTAATCTTCAAACGTAGACCAGCGTAGTTCGGAAAGGAAGGAACCTTCATGTTAATTGCATCTCCGATCTCAAGAGCACGGGAAACGCGATCAACTGAGGACTGAAGGTTAAACAGTGTCTTGTTCTCAAAATCGCTCTGGATAGCATCTGACTCTTTCATAAAGTCATCAATATAGCTAAATCCAGTCGACAAAAAGAACGGGCGGCCATTCATCCAAGAATCTATACCTTCAAAAATGAAAGTAACAACTTTCGACATACCAGCAAAAATAGTCTGGAATGACGCTGTCGATCTACCTAGATCCTGAACAATTCGAACAAACTTCTTCGGTTCAAGAAGATCTCTACCATGATCAACACATACATACATGTTGATCAAACCACACAACATCTCAGCTGTCTCTGATCCAAAATGAGACATTTGTGGCTCGACCTTAGTATCAGATCGAAGCCATGCCATGAGTGGAGTCTTTTCAATAAACTCTCTCACTGATGTACGCGTGATAAGAAATCCTCCTATACACAGGGCTACCAGAATCCTTTCAGACCTGGTACGTGGTTTCATGACACAAACCACTGCCACAATCAACACCACCAATAGAAGATCATTCAAGCGGGAGGCTAAAGAATCCAAATTCAGTTGGTGCTTAACGGTTACACCGTTCTCTTTCAGCGCACTCAAATTCTGATTGAATTCCTTGAGTTGGGGCAAAATCTCTTCCTTGAGATCACCCTTGAAATCTTCAGCAATAGTAGCCATATGCTGAAAAGATCCAGGCATAAGAGAAGCCATACTAAACATCTGTGGTTCTAACCGACCCAATAACAATGCTTGCGGATCGGAAGAACCCCCAGACGCTATTGTAGCTTGTCGCATCTGAGGAGCGTAGTACGCCATCTTCGCCTTTTTTGAATCCCTAGACTGCGAAATCTTGGAATCCTTCTTTTTCTTCTGCTCATCGTGATAAAGCTTTGTCCTAAGCTTTTCATCCTCAATAGAGGAAAGTCTATCATGAGAATTGATCTTCTCATTCCACCTCTTCGCTGGCATTTTATCTATTTGCCGTGAAGGAACAGACTTCGATCTTGAAGCAGGGTTAAGTTCAGGAGGCGAATGAGTCTCATGTGAGACAGTTCGCTTTCTTGAACTTCTTTGAGGTTTTAACTGATCCTCCAACAGATATTCTTGCCAAACAGACTCACTTAACACTTTCATGCTGAATACAGCCAACCACATCTCTTGAAACACAACATGTCGCTTCCTAGGGATATTGCTTACCTAAGGCTAGTGTTGCTATCTAAAGAATAGTTTAACATTGGGAGCTTGGCTTGCTCTTTTCATCTACTATAGGCACGTTTAAACGTGCTCAGTACTATTTTATACACAAATAATGGAAGAGAACTCGGATTTAAGAGTTCATGCCGTTCTACTCATATGAAACAATTTCATAAATGAGCTTCCAAAAATTGCGAGCTTGACAGAGTACATCTTATCAAACCAGTACCTTTCGATGCCCAAAGTCGCTACGAAAACAATCATAAAACTAATTATTCCAAAACACACAAAACAGGCTAGTAACAAGTGGGGGTGTCATAAATGACTTTCGGCAAAAAGATAGAGAAAAGAGAAAAAGAGTTGCTGCTAGCACTGATGCTAAACACGATTGTCTACGTCCCCGAAGAAACCATATCTACATGCGGTTGCCTATAACTATTAAGAATATGCGGTACCTACACAGAAAATGATAACGCCGTATACACAGGCAACCCAATAAAAATATCAGTGAACAGACTTGTTCTTTTATTTTAAATTGACCAGGATGGAGCTTAGCTCCCCCTG